TAGATACGCGCGCAGTTCTCAGATACTTTCCAATCCGACGTTGTAGCATAATCAGCAAAGTCACCATACAGTTGCTCCACCAATGAAGTTGTGGGTACAATAATCAATTGTCGCCTGTTGAACTGTTGATGCCACCGAACAAGTGTGTAAATGATTAAACTCTTTCCACTTGCTGTGGGTGATAACAACAATGTTCGTCCTGTTGTGATGGCATGTTGCACAGCATCAAGTTGATAATCTCGAATGGCAACAGGCTTTCCATTTGAATGATAATTCAACGATTGTATAAAGGTGGGTAAAGAAGCAATATCATCACTAATGAATTTGGTAGCATCGTGAAACTCATAAGAATTGTTTTTACAAAATTCTCTAACATACGGCAAAAGCCCGACATATAATTCTCGGGTGAAGATGCTCAGTAAACGAATTTTGCCATCCCAGAGTTTTGCACGATATTGTGGTGTGAATTGAGCGCCTGGGACAGCAAACGTGAAAAAATCATTGAGTTCAAGTAACACATCAGGATCAGCATCCACATACAAGTACACATCATCTTTCTTTTTCAATGTGATTTTACTCATACGCCACCATTGGTGAACTTATACCATTCAATTGAGGATTTGATATCCCATGTTCTGCTGTTAATGCTCTTGATGATTTGTTCCAATTGATACAACACAGTTTTAATATATTCCAATTTATCCATGGCACGAATCATATCATCATCAGTGTTCATGGTGTCTTCCATTTCATTTTTCAATGGACGATTGCTTAAAAATTGATCCCATCCAAGTTCCACCAATTCTTCTTTGGACAGTTCACCCCGATAATAGCGTTGCTTGAGTTTCCGCAACCGCAAATAATCCGCCTCGGCTTTCCGATATTGAAGCCGAGTGGATGTTAACATGTTAAGATATTTGGCATGCAGTTCAGGAACTCGGGCAGCACTTCTTCCCAAATTGGTTTGATCTATTTTACAATCATCCACCCAAAGACTTTGAATTTCATTCAGTTTCATATCCCTACCTCCACGATATATACAAAATATAAGAGATGTTAGCTATGTTGTCAAGTCTTTGTGATTAAACTTTCCACGGTGAAGTAGTTGTATTTGAACTGCGCCTGTGCTGTGAAATATTGGGTGCTTCCATTTGACACATCGAAATCCAACCCAGATAGTGATATTGGAAAGCAGTTGATGAAATTCAATCTGGCGATGGGGTGATTGTTGGAATCCAATGCCAACAATGACGCATCACTGAAATCCGTGGAGTCGGTGTTTCTGACAACTGGTGTGCCATCCGCCAACCGCCCAGAAGGATTTCTTCCTGGATTTTTCAAAATGGATTGATTTTCAAATCGTTGTTGAAACCGATCGTTGTTATCAGGTGATCCTAGATCCAGCAACCAATTGTACAATTCAATGTAGTTTGCCATATCTTCTTGGATCATGAACCGAATACTCAGTTCACCGTAGGAGAGTTTTTCACCTGGATATGGAAGATCCAGCAAAGGTGTTTGTTGAATTGCATACCCCAGATTGATTGATGGGATATTGGCAGATTGGCAAAAGTATGTCACCTTTGGAAGATGTTGAAGCACAAAACGAAAACCATTAGGTCGTAGATAATCCAACTTGGTTGGTTGACGATTTTCCCATGATGCTTCGGGAAGGGTGATTTTCTGTGTTGTGATAGTTGTCATTGGATAAACTCGTTACTTGACATCCCCTTGACAAGGTGTTAAAATTACTATGTCTGGGATAACATGAATAAACCTATAGAATATAGAATATTTATACGATACACAGCACAGCAAAAGGAAAGAGAGAGTCCCGAAGAACTCTCCCTTTTCTTTTTTACTGCTATGATCATTTACAGAAGGTTTGTAACCTTCATGCGACGATAGTAGTGGTTGATATTTGATGTGAATGTATCTTGGTCTGCAGCACCTGTTTGTAGACCGTTCGTTGTTACGAATGGATTTGACACCATGCCGTACCGTGTCTTGAATCCAATCTTCGGCTGGAATGAAGATGGATCAATGGCACGAACCATCTGGAGCGGGATGTATGGGCAGTAGAAGATACCTGCGTCATATGCTGATGAACCCTTGTATCCAACTACTACGAACTGTGAAGCAGAATTGATGTTGGCTGAATACGGGTCAATGAACACCTTGAAACGACCATTCAATGTTCCTGCAAATGTGTTGCCTGTGTCATCCATTGAGATGGCGTCATTGCCTTGTAGTCCTGTGCCATAATCCAACTTGCCAGTCATGGCAAGAGCAGCTGCAACGTCTGATGAACAGACGATGAAATTACCACGGCCGCGACGAGTTTGCTGCGCGATAACGTTGGCGTCACGTTCAATTTGGAACATAAGTCCCTTGAAACGTTCCACTGACCAACGACCATTTGAATCAACGTCCAAGTCGAACGTTCCTGGTGTTGCTGTTGAAGCAGCACCTGGCTTGGCAACCTTGTAGATGGTACGAATCACTTCACGATTCATTTCAGCAAGAATTTCTTGTGAAAGAATGTTTGACAATTCGCTTTCAGCATCAAGACCATGAATTGCCTTCAAGTCTTGTGCCAATTCAACGGTGTATTCCGCCTTTAGTGCGCGTGTCTTGGCTGTTACTGTGGTCTTCTCGATTGAGAAAGCCATTTGACCGAAGTCACCAGCGCCGCCGCCTGTACCAAGAGCTTCACCATCGGCAGTGGTTAATCCTGTGCCGCGTGTGTATGAACCGTCAACTGGGTTTGATCCAGTTTGTGAACCTGTGCCTGAGAAGGCGGTGTCGGCTTCGTTGAATAACGCTTCTGTGCCAGACTGTGAAGTGAAATTTGACTTCATGGCGAAGATTAAGCCTGTTGGGCCAGTCATTGGCTGCACGCCGGCCACATCATACGCCATCAAGTTTGGAAGTGAACGACGAACCAAGGAAATAAGAATTGGATCGTAACGATCAATTTCTGACGCACCTGAACCTGCAATGTTGTTGGCAGGAACGGCTTCGAAAAGAGAAGCCTTTTCTTCACGAAGGGCACGTTCTTGGTTTTCAAGAACTACCGCTGTGACTGCACGCTTGTAGTTGTCCTTGATGGAAGGCATTGATTCATGGTCAAGAACCGGCGCCCACTTCTTTTGTAGATTTTCTGATAAAAACATGTAAGTTCTCCTGTTTAATGATGCTACTTGGTTTCTGTTAAACGTTACTAATATTTATACAACAATTATTTTCCAAACGTATTACGAGACAACAATTCAGCATATTTTTGTACTGAACCTGACACTTCTTCAGTGATGGTATCTTCTTCTGTTAATGAAGATGCTACTGAATTGCTACTCTTTGGGAAGTAGTTGTTCTTGATGACTGAGAGTTTTTGTTCGAAAATTTCTTCGTTGTCGAATTCAACTGCTTCAACCAACCCACGAAGTTTTTCTGCTTCAGTGTGTGCTAAATCTGATGTGATCTTGTTGAACACAACATCACGCTTTGATTCAATCAAGGCGGTGTTTAATTCAACTGCTTCAGAAATTGTGTCATTCAATTTAGCAGTGAGTTCTTCAATGTGTGCTTGCATTTCTCCAAGAACATCATATTTTTCTTCAGGGACTTCAATGTAATGTTCCTTGAACAACACCTTCAATCCGGAAATGAAATCTTCTGTTACTTCAGCACGTAAGCCTTCAACAATGGCAACTTGATTCTGTTCCATCCAATGTTCGGCAACATATGAAAGATAGGAATCAACTTTTTCCACCAATGCGTTTTCTATTTCAGCAATGGTGTCAACCGCCGCTTCAGCAAGCACATCTTCCATTTGTTCAACTTCATGTGCCACACGCGCAATCACAACAGCTTCAAACAATGATGCTGCTTTGTTCTTGAAATCTTCTGACAGATCAGCTTCAGATGCGAAAAGATTTTCCACATCATGTGCCAATTCTTCCTTCATTTTCTTCATCATGGCTTTTTTCTTGGCAGACATCTTGGATTCCTTTTCATCTTCCTTGTCGTCTTCCTCGTCATCTTCCATTTCCGCTTCTGTTAAATCAAGAGCTTCATACTCCGCCTTTTCTTCATCAGAAAGAGCATTGTATTCTTCTTCGGTGATGAAATCTTCGTTGCTCACTTCTGCTTCTTCGTTGTGAACATTGCCTTTGGAAGTGGCTTGATTCACCACTGATGAAGGATCTGCAACAGTTGTGAAGTTGGGAGCGGCTCCGGCACCCTGTGTAGTTGGCACGGGTTGCTTCTTGGCTTTGGCAGATTGTGTCTTGCCTTGTGATTTTTCATCATCTTGAGTTGCAATTGTTGCATCTTCCGATGACCCTTGCTTTGCTGGTGCTGCTTCTTTAGCTCCTGCACCTGGCTTCAACATATTGGAAGAATCAGCTTCTTCCAATTTGTGAGACATCATTTCTCTAATCTTGTTTTCTACGGACATTGAGTATCTCCTAATTTGTCGTTACAAATTCGTATTATTATTTATATGAATTACTTCTTTGAAATGCTGTGCAAGAAGTTTTCAAACACACGCAATTTCACTTCTTCAAGCTGTTTAACCTTGGTTTGTTCCATAATCTTCTTGGTTTCATCAATGTGCTGATAGGTCCATGAACCATTAAGAAACATCCATTCTCTGTTTTCCATGATACCTTGTACAAACGCATCTGGTGCTGAAGGATCCGCCACAATATCAGCAGCCGTTGCCAGATAGAAATCATCTTGAACTTCATTGATTCCGTCATTGTTTATTTTCAATGACCCCATACCACGTGATGATACACCGAGCTTGGCCCCGCCATCAATTAAATTCTTCACGATGTTACCCATAGGGGTATTCATAATTTTCGCACGCCCCACGAAATTGTTTCCGTTTTCTTTCAATGATGTGATCATGTGTGAAACACGATCCAGATTGATGGTGGGTCCTTCCGGGTGTCCTAATTCTCCAAACGCTCTTCCTGCCTGCACATATTCCTTCATGTATCGTGAATCTTCCCGCTCCATGATGTTCTTGGGATAAATCCGACCATTTCTATTCTTCATTTCAGATTGCAAGAAAATACCTTCAATGTACAACTCTTTGTTGGTCCCTTCTGTGATGTATTCCACATCTTCAACAATTTCAGCAATGAGTTTCATTATGGTTCTCCAGCTGATGGATTTCTATGTTGTGTGTTACCATATCCAGACACCTTCAGCAATTCAAGAATTACTGTCCCACCTTCGGCAGGAATGGTCACTACTATATCATATGTGTTCAATGTGTTATCACTGAATCCATTGAATTGATGGCTGTAGGAACCCACTAAAGGCCATTGAGTAATGGTGTTTCTTTTTATAGTTGCTCCAGTGGTTCCTGGCACTGCCCAATGAATGGCAGAAATGTTTACGGTGGGTGTTGCTGCCGTTTGATTTGTGTGTAACAAATCCGTTGCCAATGCAATTGTTTGTGCACCAACACCTGTGACTTTAACAACAGCATGAATAGGTGTATTTTTTAAAACGACGAGTGCCATTTATATATCCTCTTGTTTACTTTTTCTTTTTATATACAGAAACTGCTATAGCCGTGCCTTTACCTTTTTCTACACCCTTCTTTGTGAAGCCTTCAGGAGGACGAAAGAATTGTTTGGCATTGGATACACGTGGCAATCCATTTCTTTTAGTACCCTGAACACCTCGTTCAGTATTTCTATATGGAGTGAGATTTGCTTCTGGTAAATTTGGAGTTTTGTGTTTACCTAGACGAGAAGTAATTTTATTTTTAATGGCTTTGACATCTTGCTTG